GGTAGAAACAATGGTTTTAACGCCATTGAACTACGCCGCCCTTAAGCGTGCTCTAGGTATCGCTGGTGACACCGGTCGGAGTTTCCCCCTCCCGCGTGGAGATATTAAGTATCAGACTATCACCAAGCGTCCCCTCAAGGCAAATGCGCCACCTCGGTGGCGTCCTTGGGGGGCACTGATATCCCAAAACAAACTGGTCTCTCTCATTAGAGACCTTGAAGCTATACATTCCAAGAAGGAATTGAAGAAGGTCCAGGTCGTCTTTAATATAATCATCGGGGCGATGTTCCTCTGTGTAAAGAAGAGGAAATTTATCATCACCCGGACGGCTGGATCCTTCGACTTCCTTCACCCTGGTGAACGAGTAGCGTGCCAGGCGCAGTGGAGGTTAATACAGTACCTCCTTAGCGTCGGGCTGCGCAGTGGGTGCAATGGATTATGCATTGCAGCGAAAGAATGGGCGTTCCAATCGCTGCAACTATGGGCACATTTAATACCCAAACCCACCGGACATACGCCACTTCTGAGCAAGTTCTTCCGTGGTTCAATGGAGACGGTTGTTAAATCAGAAAGATTTCTGCTAACAATGGTTGGGCTCGGTCGGTCGCTGTTAAAAGGCTTGAAAGTCCCTTGTGAAAAGGACCTTCAAGAACATGAACAACGTCTAACGACACCACCCAGCAAACCCATCTCGCAGAAACTACTAAGGAGTCTACGCGCGTTTGTACAGCGCCAGACTTCACTAGCAGCTCGCCATGAACATAAAACGAAAGGAACTTCGATGAGTGATATAGTCTTTAGTGCGTCGTGCAGTGCAGCCGCATGCTGGGAAAAATCATTAGCTGACGGAGGATCCTATGAATATTTTAAACAAAAGGTTATCTCCCGTCACACAGGGGTCCGCGAGTTCGTAAGACGCGGAATCCCGCTAAAAGGTAAAGGCATACCGGCTGGTCAAGAACCTCGATGGGCCTTGATCATACAAGAAGATTTAATTGCACGAAGACAAGATTGGCTATGTGAGGATGGAACTATCCGACCCTTTGGCAAAGTAATTCCTATGCCAGAGGGGGGCTTCAAACTCCGAACCGCGACAATGCATAACGCATGCCTCGTCGCGTGTTTGAAACCCCTTAACAGACTCTTCCTCGACATCGCCATGTCGTTACCGCAAATAAGACTACCACTACAAGGGTTGGGAGCGGATCAAATACTGAGAAACATTCCTGATGCTCCTCACTCCACGGGTAAACTGAGAGTATATAGCGCCGATCTCAGCGCAGCCTCAGATTATATCCCCCATGAAGTCGCTCGTGTGGTCTGGACCGCAATCGCAGACACACTCCGACTAAGTGACCCGTTACGGCAGCTATTAAGTGAAGCTACCGGAGAATTTCGATTAACCCGTCCCGATGGGACTACTTTCGACTCGAAACGGGGTTTATTAATGGGCCTGGGTACAACCTGGCCTATCCTTTCTCTCATCAACGCCTTCTGTGCTCATAGAAGAGGGGCTGTCCTGGATCATGTGATTATGGGCGACGACCTTCTCGGCATCTGGAGCCATGCCAGAATCCAACGATATGAACGTAATTTGAGCTCGTTGGGGTTAAAGATTAACCAGAGAAAGACTATCGTGTCACCCACCAGAGGAGTATTCGCGGAGCAATATATCGAGCTCCGGACTCGTGGCGGTCATTCATATACGAGTGGGACTATGCCCGACAACGCCAGAAGGGGGTCCCTTGCCTCCCTTGACTCTGTCCGCTGGCTCCCTGTGAGAGCCGGCGAGAAACCATCTATGACCCGTGTCCTCGCGCGAGCTTTGTCTAAAGAAACATCACAGAATAACACTCCATCATTCCCGATGGTCCGTCTTGTGAGGAAGAAACGAATCTTCTACTCATGTGTGACACTAGCAAAAAGTGTCGATATTAACGGACGACCTCAGGGAGATGACAAAGCATCACCCATAACTGTGTGCGACGCAATGCGCCAGTCCTGGTTTCAAACTTCCTCACCCTGGGTTAGAGGGCGGTTGACTGAACTGTATTACCAGTTCCATGGTCAAGCCATTATGAGGTTGAAACGTGCAGGAATTCGAGTGCATTGGCCAAAGACATTGCTCGGCGGGGGCGCCTACCCCATTCGAAATCCAGGGTTAGGATACCGGTTGGCAGCCAGCACTATCGCCAGCAACCAAGGGCCCGCGGCAGAAAGAATCCAGACGGATGTGGCGTTCGCTTGGAGGTGTACTCAGTTAGCACCTCACCAACAGCAAGCAGCACGGGACGCAGTTGAAAGTGCGTCTCGGCTCCCGCATGCGAAACACCCGGCAGCTCCACTACTCTCCGAAATAACAGATTCGGTAGTAGCAAAATCGATAACGAAATCAATGTTCGATATGGAGAGCCGTAAACCTAACATCTGGAAACCGCGCGTTAGCACCATTTCCGGTTCCTTAAACTCACTCTGTCGTGAATTGGCTTGTGTCCGACCAAACAGGTGGCCCATGTCGCTAAAGAAAGCAAGCATCTGGGTCCCCCCCACTAGTGGGATTAGGGTCAGAGATCGCGAAGCCCAAAAACTTAAAGATTCATACGATCTTCACCGAGTGAATTTGGAAAGTTTGGTCCAGGCCAAGAGAGTGGATCATGCAATCACCTTGTTCACAGATGAACAGGAGAAATCACGGCGAATGTTCGAATTAAACACTACGACGAATCGTGGTGTAGAATATTTAGAAATCGAACATACCGGTGTTTCCGTTGCAGGTGACCTGATCTGGCCTGAGACTGACACACTGATAACCGACCAGCCCGCTTCCTCCGAAGAAGAAGGTAAGGCTGAATCGAAGGCTAAAAGTAACGAAGCCACCCCCTCCCGTATGGGTATAACGGAGGTGGCTCAGCAACCTTACGGCCGGCACCCATGGATTAGGCGCCGGAACGAAAACCAACGAATAGTCGGGTCAAGCGTACAGACTCAGACGAGCTCAGGGCTGAAATCCCTGATCAGGGCAGGTGCGATGGATATCCCAGCACCCGCCTCTCTGACTCTCCTTGGCCTGGATGACTCAGTCATTAAGCCCCGACGTGCTGTAACATTTCCACAACCTCTGGGAAGGGACGAGGACGAACCCCGCCAAACCCGAGGGTACAGCTTACAGGACTTTGAGAAGACCGAACGACGACTCCTCCGCTTCGAAACGCAGGAGGACACTCCACTTATTCCTACAGCGGCAGAAATTAAATTGCCAGCTGCAGAGGAAAAGAAGAAGAAGAAAAGGGTCGTCGCCCGTATCCGATTTGCCGATGATGACGAGACAGAAGAGACCGCAACGGTTAAACCCGTTGCAAAAGATCTCCCGTCACAACCGGTCAAGCTCTCCCGTATGACTACGGAATTCCTTGACCAGATTAACAAAGATTATTTCGGCTCGGACGCAGATTCGGTGACAAATGTCGATCCAAGAGGGATATTACCCGAAGGTACGAGAGAAACTTCTCCCCTCCCCAAAATGGATGTTCACCCGTCAGGGAACACTGCGACTCAGAAGCCCCGACGCGCTGTAACATTTCCACAACCTCTGGGAAGGGACGAGGACGAACCCCGCCAAACCCGAGGGTACAGC